GTAAGTTGAAAAGTTCTAGTAGAGTGCTAAGAGAAAATAGAAATGAAAAGAAGAATAAAAAACTAAAAATCAGTAACTAATACTCCATCCACATCTGAGACATGGCCGCAGCAAGATTAATTACTTCCCCGCCTTCACACGCAGGCGCAGCGAACCCAGCGAAGTGAACCTTTTCTGCATAGCATAGAGTGATAATGCATCGAACCATTTCAAACATTGTAGCATAAGCTCTTTCATCCTCATCTTCACTAAGTTCTGGCCCCTTCAAAATGATATCCAAAAAGTTTCCAAGATTATTCCAGTCCGGTATCGTTCCGTCTGCGCGTGGTGCATATCCGTAACATACAAAACAGAATAGCCTGAGCAAAGCGCTGCGTTGCGCCTTTGTCAATTCCCATCTCAGCAGCACGCGTCCAAGCATGAAAATACCCTCCTGCCATCCTTCATCGTTCCAGATGCCAGACCCCCTAATCCAGTGATGAATGTGAATCGCGGTTGTAATCAACGCCTCCGCTCCAGTGTAACAATTTGTTGTATAATAATGATCTCCAATCCTGCCGATTTGCTCATCGCGAACTAATTTCGTTTTAAACACTGAATCATTTCCTACATGCTCTTCGATCTTCACCATCTTGAACGGCGAGCACCCAGTTAATTCAGATGCACGTACATCAATCACACTACAGGTTGGGATCTGTTTTGAATGTTTCAAGTAGCAAAGTTGACATGTATGTTTCCTATCCATGTAATCAATAAACCATTCCCACCGATCCTGATGATCCAACCCCTCACGAATGATGATCATAGGTAGTAGCCAGCTTTGCCAGCTCTCATCACCTGATCTCCTCACCCGCGCCTCCACAATACTGCGATCGCGCGTTGGGAGATCGCGTCTCATCAGCATCATCTGGTGTAATGGAAATTCACCTGTTGGGACCCTTCCGAAGAGCTGTTGTACATATCTGATCTCTTCAGCATAACCAACTCTCAGATATTGTTGTATCGCCATCGAGGCGTACCTGTTAAAATGCTTCGCAAAATCATCCATTCTCAAAAAATTGATTAGCTGAATCGGCAAAAACATTACTTGAAACACTCTACCTCTGTATCCAGTGTAAGGGCATGTGTTAATTTGTCTCTCAACCTCACGTTTAATCTGATTGTGCTGTCCACGAATGCCAAAGAGATTTGGATCAATCCAATCATCAGCTGCATCTGGGTTGTAAAAATAATATGCAATTTGGCGATATCTTGATATAAATGTCGGATTAACAATTTGACCATCATTGATTGGCACGTAGATGTAAGGCATCGCGGAAAGTGAATCATCCAATCTAATTCTTTCTGAATTAACCAGCGCAGATTGTTTCACGGCTTCATCCATCATCCCACTTTTGCGGTAATCCTCAAGCAATTGCGCTCCGCATCGCTTCATCTTCCCTTCGACATCCTCCTCGTATGGTTGGGAAAAGCTTTTGAAACATTGAAGCCAGACTGTTTCCCGATCATACATTGCTTCCTTTGCCAATTCAACCAATTTGTATGCTTTCGCCGGCTCCTCCGCATCAGTTGCCGCGATCATCGCTCTCTCAAAATGCTGCTTGACACACATTCCATTAAATAGACAATTCCTTTTTAAGTGACTGCAAGTCCATTGTGGTGAAATAGCCAAAAAAGTTCTCGTGGCATTTGCGTAATCCCCACTGATATTGTATTTTCTCAAAAAGCGCTCCATGTTTGGTGGTTGCCAACTAGAGAACTTTTTTAAC